CTTGCTGTACTGCTGGTTCTGGAACTTGTTGATGTAGTGGTGCTGATGGTGCTGATGGTGCTTGCTGTGCTGCTGGTGCTGGAACTGGTGGACGATGTGGTGCTGATGGTGCTGATGGTGCTTGCAGTTGAGCTGGTGCTTGAACTGGTGGACGATGTGGTGCTTATGGTGCTGATGGTACTGGCTGTGCTGCTGGTGCTGGAACTGGTAGACGATGTGGTGCTGATGGTGCTGATGGTACTGGCTGTACTGCTGGTACTGGAACTTGTTGATGTAGTGGTGCTGATGGTGCTGATGGTGCTTGCTGTGCTGCTGGTGCTGGAACTGGTGGACGATGTGGTGCTGATGGTGCTGATGGTGCTTGCTGTGCTGCTGGTGCTGGAACTGGTGGACGATGTGCTGCTTATGGTACTAGCAGTTGAGCTGGTGCTGGAACTGGTAGACGATGTGGTACTGATGGTAGTGCTGCTTATGGTACTTACAGTTGAGCTTGTGCTGGATGATGTGGTGCTGATTGTGCTGCTGGTGCTGGAACTGGTAGACGATGTGGTGCTTATGGTGCTTATGGTACTGCTTGTACTCGAACTGGTGGACGATGTGGTACTGCTGGTACTCGAACTGGTAGACGTGGTGGTGCTGATGGTAGTGCTGCTGATGGTGCTTGCAGTTGAGCTGGTACTTGACGATGTGGTGCTTATGGTAGTTGTAGTTGTAGACGTTGTGCTAGTAACACCGCTCGCCTCGGTAAAAGTATCCCCGGTTTCTATCCAACTGTTGTATGCTGCTGTTTCTGTGTCGTTTTCGGGTAGGTCAGGTGCCGAATAGACATAGAATATAAGATCCGCTGTTGTTATTCCAGACCATGATCCAGTAGAGTTCCAACACTGATTCCCGGCATCTGTTGGAGAAGAATAATCCTTTGCGACATAAACCTTATTAGTAGCATCCCCATCGGCATAAGTGAGTGTAACGCAGTACGGTGTCGTATTTGTTAGAAGTGGGGCGGTTGGAAAATCAAACGAATATAAAGTATGTGTCGGATCTACCGATACCGTAGAAATATCAATCGGATCAGATGTTGCCAGCGCATCACCTGTTGGGTATCCCCCAGATCCAAACGTGCCAGTATGAGCATATACTTTAGCATACAAATTGCCGGTTGGATTTCCTTCACGCGTTAAATAAAAAGCTACTCGTACTAAACGCTTACCATCCCCAAGAAAACTTTGTCCTGTTTCGTACCCATTATATATATTTGTATTAGTATCGTAATTTGATGTTGGATAAGAATGGATTAGTGCAAGAGAATTATCCGTTACGTTTATGGTGCCGGTATAACTGGAATCCTTGGAATAATTAAAATAAAGTCCAACTTCAACAATTAACCGCTGCCCTTGAGCAAGCACACCATTATCAAAATCACCTGGTGCAATATATGTTCTATTTGTTAAACCACCATCATCGGCTTCAGTATCATCAGTAAAAATATTTGTATTTATTTCACCATCATTGCTACCATCCCCATCACATTTTCTAACCCTTAAACAAAGATAAACATTTGCTTTTGCGTTAGATTCAATGATTCTAAAGGCGGCTTTTATACTTGAATTTGTAACAGGGTTTAAAGCATCCAGTGGTTCGCTTACAAACTGTAGGACAAGAATTCTATCATTAAAGAACATTCTTTCATTTACTTCAAAACTCGTGCTTGCGTTATTACCCTGTGCGTCAATTACTAACTTTCGCCTAACGGCTTCCGATGTCCAAGTCCAATCAGCATGAAACGACGGAGATACATCAGGTGCATTAGTTGGGTCTGTATAGAATCGAGTCGCCATCAGTTACACCCAGCTAAACCCGCAGCTTGTCATGTGCGGATACATTTCGTTTTGAGGAATAGGATACATACAACCCTTGGAAATATTGATTAAATCAGTATAAATAGAGCACTCCGTGTTGCCGGGTTCGCCCCATTTGTTCTCTTTAAATATCGTTAGGTACTGGCAGGCGTGAAAATCAGGCATCCTGGGGATTGTCCTAAGGGGCCAACCGCAATTACCGGGGTTCGGGCAAGCGTCTGCCGGGTGTGTGCAGCATTGCCCGCATTGGTTACATTCCCCGGTTCTTCCGTCCTCGGTAAAGTCAAATGTGATTGTGCCATACTGTGGACTGACAATCTGAATCGTACCGGAAAAACACCTGTTCCTGTTTATAAGAACAGCCGTAGGGATTTTAATCGCATCGTCCGGGCTGTTAAAATCATCCCCGACTATGGGTAAATGGATTAATCGGTTGTCTGTGGTTTCAAGCCAAATCTTGCCCATTCTTTCTCCTACATTTTATATTTAACTGTCCTCCCCAAACGCTATCTTTGGTCTGATGCGGAGTTTGTCATCCTTACGAAGGATCTCGTAAGGACCTTCTTTAAATTTCTCTTTCCAAAGGGTGTCACCAACTTTATCATTCACATAAAACCCGTGAACTTCTGCTTTCCCACCTTCGAACACCCACTCTGCCCATTCTGACAAGGCAATTATCTTGTTTTCTTCAGTGAGTATTTTCCAATTCCGTTCGGGGAGGGGTTTGTGTTTGTAGCCTTTGAGTTTTAGCTCACCTCCACCAGCCTGCATCAAGTGGATGGTGAGACCTGATTGTAGAATATTACGAACTGTTTTCCTCAAGATTTGGTTTGGCATCGTCTTTCTCCTTTATTCCTATTACTTTCCCATCTTCTGCTCGTATTACTTCAAATGAACTATCTTCATCCTTCTCCCTTATCCCAAGAACCAACCCATCTTCTCCTCTCACAACATCAAATTTTTTCTTCCTTCTGACACCACGCATTTCTTGGAATATTATAGGTGCTTTAGCATTATCATCAGATTTTGGAAAATTGATAGCCGCTGGCTCGACTGTTACATTGATTGGTTTATTGATCTCAGACTTCAATGCCGCAACATTCTCGACAAACTGTGATAGTATCATAAGCTGTTTTTCAGATTCCTTTGAGGAAGATTGTCTGGTATTCTGTATTTCTAAAGATAAGAGGGTAAGAATATCTTCCATCTGCTTCTGTACTTTTTCGACATTCTTTTCCTTTTTCTTCTCACCTTCAACTTTCTCCTGAGTTGATTCAGCATCCACCCCTGCTTCATAGACGAGTTCGGGGTACATTTCCTCTTCAGTAGCCTTATCAAGTCTCGTTTGATCATAGTTGCCAATTCCAACTCTCTCAGCAACCCACTTGTTAGACACGCCAAGCTGTTCTGCCATTGGGCCGTGTTTGACACCAAGCAGGCCCCTCGCTCTTGATTCAATGTCGATAAGATCACTGGTTGGATAGGATATTTGGATAAGAAGTTCCGGACGCTTGTCTACATTTTTAAATATAGGCTTTTTCTTTTCAAATCTGACTGCTCTTTGGACTTTGAACGTAGATGGAAACTCGGCTATTACAGATTTAAGATAGAAGATGTTCCCCCAAAAGTCATGTCTTAAAAATCGATCAAAAAAGGCGATTTCGTCGGATACTCGATCAGAGAATGGTCCTCTTGAAGCTTTTACCGAGGAGAATGTGCCAGCAGACGTTCCTGTAAGTATATCTGCCGGTTCATTTAGACCAGAAGCTACCATTTGCAAGATGTCTGTGTCTTCATCTTTTATTTGGGGAAGGGTTGGGGATTCTGCTTTAACCGACATACCTGGAGGGAGAATGAGCCTTCCACCTGGTGTCAACTTAGCCCCAACAGCAGTTTTGCGCTTCTCGTCATCGGTTAGAGTGAGCCAAGTCCTAAATGCCTTGACATCTTCGAAAGAAAATACCCAAACATAAGAACCACTGGCCTTCTTGTGGTCAATCTCGTATTTCTTCAAAATCTCGTAATGATTGAGCCATTCCAGCACAGTACGCAGGTAACTTACTGCCCTGCGTGTCATCAAACCCCTATCCCAACTAACGATAAAACGGTAATATCCCCCGGTTTTTTTGTACTTTTGTGACTTATTTTTGCTTTTTTCTTGCAATTTTGAGTCAAAATCCTTGTGATTTGCTGCTAAACTCACTAATTCTGGGTATCTGGCAACATATATCGAAGGAATCTGCTCTGAAAGCTTGTCTTTTGTTGATCCACCCGCTATTTTCTTTGATTCTTCACCAGTTTTCTTTATATTATAGAACAAAGGCATGGTTGGCTTGCTTGGATGATAGATAATCCCACTGTTAGCGTCTCCACCATAAGCCACTACCCCTGGGTCAACAAAATCAACCTCAACAAACCCATCTTTGTGAGCGGTAAAGCATAGATGCAACTCCCCTTCAATATTGTATCGACCAATCCATTTAGGCCAGTAGTTATATAGCCTATTCCTCTGGTCCAACTCTATCTCTTCTACAGCCTCATGGATTTTATAGACCTCTCCACACGATGTTCCGAACCCAAGACCAGTCAGTCGTCCAACCATACCTCTAACCGAAGTATTTACATGTGGATTGCTGTGGAACTTTGCGAAACATGCTTTCTGAAGTGCGTCACGATCAAGGGACGCATCATCCTCTTTGCCTTGCAGTGAAGAAAAGCCATCTTCGTCTTGCTGTCTACCACTTGTATCTACACTGCTGTACTGCCAAGGTGTTGAGAAGGAGATTCTCTGGAGGACTTCATCGGGAATAGTATCTAAAGCATTTATCAACTCGTCTTGGGACATTTTCTTTTTTGGAACTTGGATTCTTCTCATAATAAATTTCCCTTTAAAGTTAATCCTTTATTTTGAATTATTTAACACTATTATAGTACCATTGTCAATCACCAAATAAGTGAGTCAGGAGTAGGCTGCGTGTAAGTCTTTATTTTCAATGAACAACCCGAAGTTTTCCATCCCTTTGCGGATTCTAAAATCGTCCACACCTTTCAGTCGTGCCCCGTAGAATGACCAACAAAGGGAGAACATGAAATCATCTTGAATACCATACTTCTCAAACTTCTCTATACTTCCAAACCAGCGTTTCTCGGCATCGTGCTCAAATGTTCCCATTTCTTCGTCACGGATGTCCTCTTTCTTACTGCCAGATACTGCAAGCACTGGGCATTTCAATCTGCCTTCTCTTGTCGCTTCGAGTACTTGCTTAAACCCATCCCGTTGACGATCATAAGTTGGGAAGATAGGCTGGAACTCAATGTCCCGCTCTTCGCACCAGTTCTCCATATCCCAAGCGCCATATCGCTCAGAGCAAAGTACGTCAATCCCATCATACTCAGTGTTGGCTTCTTCTAAGATGGCCTTAACTCTGTCACCGCTGTGGTCCTCAATCTTCTCGACTACGAGCAAGCAGTACAAATACTTAGGAGCGGTGAGTGACGTTAAATAGAGTGATGGGTTCGACTTTGAGCCAGGCAAACCCTTTGCTGCCACAATGACAATGGTTCTCGCCAGCCCTCTGACCGCATAAGGGTCTCCGAAGTCAAGCCCGCCAGTAATCAGCCAGTCAGTATCGAATATCATGCCAAGGTGTAGCAGGTCTTCTATGCTGGCTGCTCTGGAACCCCCATATCGATTGGTGAGCTTGTAGACAGCGTCCATTGGGTTCATCTGATCATAGATACTTTGTATCTTCCCGTCTGTTTCGAGTGCCCCATCTGCAAACCCCTTGCCCCTGGTATCGTTCA